AAGCATCGCCGTGCTGTCCTTACCCCCGGAGAAGGAAACAATGTGCTTCATCTTACTCATCCCACATACCAATCTGCCCCGGCGCATCAATGTTGCGGTCGTGCCAATGGGCGCACTTGTAGCAGTCAAGGCAAATCACGCCTCCACCTCCTTGAACTTATACCCCATGCTTTGAACGTCGGTCAGGGTCGTTGGCCATTGACCCGGGATGTTGACTAACATGTGATGCTGACACCGGCGCCCTGGGCAAGGACCGTCGTATCTGAATATCCCGCCATCGATAATCGAACTTCCCCGGTATCTGCTTTTTGCCTTGTACACCTTGCCTATGGTTAACCTACTGGCAGGCGACGTGCCCCGGGATTTATTTGGGGAGACGTTGTAGGCTGAATTGTCTCTCCTGTGCTTTACCCTGACGGCATCTGGAGACCTGCCCAATATCTCCCCTATTTCGTCCCATGTTGCACCAGATGCTACAAACTCCCCTATCTGCCTAATTTCCGTCTCTGTCCACGGTGCCGCCATATTCTGCCTCCAGAACATTCAACAGGGATATTACATTACGCACATCAAGTTTGTTGTAGATATTGTTCGCCGTTGTTTTGACGGTGGCAACCGTCATCCCAAGTTCGTCGGCTATTTCCTGATGTGTAAGCCCCTTCGCCTTGAGCCTTGCCACTTCCAGTTGACGCTTAGATAGTCTCTTCATTGTTATTCACCTCCTCAATGTCTTTGACGCTCTTTGCAACAAGGGCCGTTGCCCCTGCTTTCTTCCATTCCTTCAGTGCAAGGGCCTGTCTGAGCGTTGCCCCCTGGTCAAGCCACCGCCTGACGTCACCGCAGTATTTATCCCTGAGTGCCCTCGATTCCCGGGGCTTTGCCCCGAGGTCTTTGACCTCGATAATCCACACGTGCCCGCCTATGCAGCATGTCAGGTCGGGGAATCCCGAACTCATCGGACCTCCGTGATTCTTGTGACACACTCCGCCCCGGGCCTCAAACCAGTCCCTGATGTGTCTCGTCACCGTTGTTTCGTTCATCGGCATATCCACCTCTCCCGCCAACAGGGGCAATTAGATGCCGTCTCTGATGCCCCCATCTTGTTTAGATTCATCTTTACGTTTTGTAGTTTAAGTATTCCAAGCATGTCCGATACCCACATCGGCAGGTGACAAATACACCGCGTATCGTCTTGGTCAAACCAGTAACAGTTTCCGCAGGTACGATCATTTGGGTCGTCCGTTACAACACTGTTCATTCAGCACCCCTCCTGTAACGGGAATCCGAAGACCCCGTATGATGGCTGACATAATGTCAGTCGTTCTCTGGCCCTCGTGCCAGCCACGTAATACACCCTCCTGAGCGAGTCCATGCCGTCCTTCGACGAGTGCCATGTCTGGACCTGAGGTCTTGACATGTCGGGCAGGATGTAGACACTGTCGGCCTCACCGCCCTTGACGCTGTGGATGGTTCCAACAATGACCGACGGTGTTGTGACCAACTGCTTCGGGTCTGACTTCAGCAGTTTCAATGGAAACTCCATGCGCTTTTTCCCCTCGGACGTCAGGCTGTTAATAAACCAGTCCAGTTTCTCATCGTTAGGTGCAAAAGCCATGTGGAATGAGGTTTCATCATCGAAGATATCCGCTATGGCGTTGCCTTTTTTAATCTCGCTCTTGACCCCACGTTTCAAACCAGAATCCGCCCTGACAAGTTTGACCCATTTTTCAAGGTCGTCCCCTGACCACTGGCTGGATGACTTGTCACCCCACAGGTTTTTGTCGAATCTCAGGAACGCGGCCAGCGCCGACGTTGACCCCCGCACAGGGTTCCACGCCCCCTGCTCTACCCTGTAGGGGTTGTGGTATGCCACGCCCCTTGCCCTCAGCATCTGAATTGCCGGTATCAGCATGTAGGCACAAGACGCAAGGAGCATTACCCTCCGCCCTTCCCTGATGTCCTTGTCGAAACATTCCATCAGAGCCGATGGATCATTCGCCGTGGCAACAGAGTGCGATACCTCTCCTTCTATGTTCCTTGGTTTGTAGGCTTTAGGTTGCCGCTTGCTGACCTTTGATATGATGTTCTCTGCCCATACCTGAACGGTCCTAGGTATCCGGTGAGACTGCCCAAGTACTACGACCTTGTCCTGAGGTATCTCAGGCGAGAGCATTGATTCCGATGATGCCCCGAGAAATCCATATATACAGTTATGAGTAACTATCCCGCAGTTAGTGACGTATGAATGGACATCCTCTACTTCCAGGGAGTAGACTGTGCCTTCGTAATGATCTGACTTGACAGATTTGACAGTCTCCCACACGACCCCCTTGCCCTTTCCTGGATAAACGGGAATGGACATAGATCCCTGTGCCACGTTCACCGCACTGACAACAATGGTTTTTGCACCGCCTTGAGCCACTGAATGCTTCTTCCATAATGGCAACGACGAATCACAATGGTTCTCTTCAAGGCATTTCCCTGCCTTTTCACGAAGGTCACCGACCTCTTCGAATATCTTGTCTATTGTTTCCCTGTCATAATAAGTGTTGCCTATTTGCTTGAATGGAATAGTCGGAATGCCATACCTGGAAGCGAGGATGGATTCCCACATTGATGCTTCCTTCTTCGTGGAGCATATTCTTAGTATCCATGCAGCATCGGCGTTCTCCAACCTACTCCTTGTCCCCAGATGGAACACCCTGTCATTACGCATCAATTGACACCAACCTATTCTGAACTTGCATCCCTGCTGCATTAGATAGACTACATTCGTACTCGTATCAAAGTTCCACCTTACTAAACAGAGATGTTCTGGGGTACATCTCATACTGTTCCCCTCTTCAGTGGTTATTGTCAGCATGGGACCACGGTATGATCTCGACGCTTTTTTGAATCTGTGCCCAGCCCTCTTTATTCCAGTAACATATCCGCTTCTTCTGTGATACCCTGACAACCTGTCTACATCGGGGTCAATGTCTTCGATGCGCATAAACCCCTTGCCTGCGACCATAACCCTTGAGCCTTCAGGCTGGCACTGATCCTCGTCACCTACGATAAACAGGTGGCGCATCCCCCTGCTCCACTGACGGGCTATGGCAAACTGCAACGGGGTCATATCCTGCGCTTCGTCCACGAACCCCACAACCGGGTTATGCGGTGCGGTGTGGATATCCCTGAGTGCTATTTCAAGGAGGTCGGTGAAGTCCATGTAATCCATGCCCCTCTTCCACGCTTCCCACTTGTCGTACAGCGTCCTTACATTCAGGGGCCAAAGTTCATGAGGAATGAGCATTCCCCTGAGGCGGTTCATTTCAAGGTAGGTGTGTTCCATCGGGGCCTTGCCCGACATGTCGAAGGGGTTGTCGATATCCACATCCACCTTGACGGCGAACTGCGGGTTCTCTTCCCCGAACTCCGTCATATGGTTCTCAGCGAGTTCAGGATGACCGAGTGCCCTGTAGCAATGGGCGTGGAGCGTTCCTATACACCCCTTGGGCAGGTTCGGACCGTCCTTTGAACGAGAGACGATCTCCGTTGCGGCCGCCTTGGTGAAGGACGTTACGAATATATTCTCCGAACCATATTCTTTTTTCGCCATGTCTATCTTGTTCATGAGGTATGTGGTCTTGCCCGTTCCCGGAGGCCCGAAGACCCGATACTCATTGTTCGGCATCGTCCTTGACCTCCCTCATCGATATCGTGGATCTCGTGTTTCCATCCTTGCTATAGTTCACCGTCCGGGCCATGACCCCTGCCCGGGTCAACTTCGCCCCAAGTTTTTGAGACGATATCCGCTCTCCCCTGGATGACAACCATTGTCGGAACGGATCCATGTGGAAGTAGTAGTACCCTCCCCTTCGGAACGGCATTCCCGCTTTGATGGCTTCGTTCATTTCCTTTTCTTCCATGGGAGGATGTGTCGATACGTAGGCTGATACCCAGTCATTCGCCATTCCTATTTCGGTTAAGTCAGAACCTATCTCCTGTTCCCTCGACGCAAACCTCAACGCCTGTATCAGTACGTCCCATTCGGCTGTTTCCATACGATCGACATAAACCTTTGTTATGTCAGCCACCCGCTTCCTGAACGCAGGGCCTGAGGCTATGTCGTCCTGACCTTTGGGAAACATTACTGAACCTCTATCGGTTTTTAGTTCATATTCCCGGGGGTCAGTGAGGTAGGCAATAAAGTCATATATCTGCAAACCCCAGTACAATGTCAACAGGTCAAAGACCTTTGTTCTTGCTTCATAAGCACCGTCGGGACCAAGGATATTAATCTCCTTCAGTTGCGGGATGATGTCGTCCTTCGTACATCCAGACTCCGGCCTCAGCCCCATGCGCGAACCCTCCCGGGCTTTGGCGATGGTCCTCTGATAGTATCCCGGAGGCTTGACGGGTGCGTTCCTGTCTACGGCGTGACAGATGAGCAGGTCGCATATCTCCTGATCGCTCATCCCCGCCATGACCGCATAGTTCGCGATGGCAAGATCGTACCCTGACATACTTGTGTCTGATATCTGTTTCGTGTGATTCCACGTCGGGGCAAACCCGTCGATGTTCGCACAAAGGGCAGCGAATTTTTTTGGCATGGGTGGAGAGTCCGTTACGTCGATGTTGACGGCAAATCCGGGGTCTGATAAACCCCTCTTCGCTTCCCACGCCTCGGCAGGGATTATGTCACTGAAGTCAGATGGATTGTATCTGAAGGCGTTGTCCTCTACTATTTCCACATCGAGGGGCAGGGCGCCTTTGAAGTTCTTTGTTCCGGGAACCCGCATTACTCGCGCAAGGTCCGCTACCCCGTCGACTCCCCACCCCCTGGATAAGGCCCTGATGCGGAACAGTTCGTTCCACGCTCCCGCAAGACGGGCGGCGTTGGTACGGTCGTCGGCGTCGGTGAAGACCCATGGTTCCTTGAACAACCACCATGGTTGCAAACCGTAACCTGAGTGGATAACCAGTGATGGCTGTATTGGTACCATGGACAACAACAGGCGGGCGTCGGCCATGGTCTTTGGCAGGTCACTCCTGCTCCTGTGCGGTGACTGAAGGTCTATGTCGAGCCACAGCCCCCATATCCCCGCCGAGTCGCATGCCTTGCCCCTTGTATGGGGATCTCCCTGTTCGGCGAAAAACGAGACACACATGTAAACGTCCCTCTGAGATTTCAGCCACTGGTCGGAGGTCTTTTGGGGAGTATCCGTGTCGCCTATGACAAACCACTTCGAGCCTTTGGTCTGTCTTTCCCATAGACATCCATAGTATTGCCCTTCGTCGGGCGGTTGCAGGAAAAACATGTTACACCTCCCTTCCTCGCAGGTGCAGGGGCCGAGACCCTCGACCCCTGCTTCCAGGTAATGTTATTCCACGAGGGAGGGGTCGAACCTGACCCTCTTGATGACATTGCCAAAGAATGATGCGTACTGCTGAAACATCGCCCTGTCCTCATCGTTCAGAATGCCAAGGGCTTTGGGTACAACCCTGCTGAAGACGATGCCGTCAGCACTTTTGTCTTTGGTCAGGGACAGAGAGACCATGGCCCCCCAGTAGGGAACTCCGGCCTGAAGGAGCCTCATGAAGAATCCTTTTGTTTCCTTCAGCGATGCCGGGGGGATAGCCACCATGAGCGGAAGGTGGTCATCCTTTCGAAGGACGAACAGAAGTCTGCGTTCCTGACACGCCTTCTTGGTCTTGCCTGAAGACCCCCACTGATTCAGGGCGCAGGTTGCACAATCGTGACTGACGGGATTCTCTTCTCCGAACGGTGTGCCGATGCCCGTAATCCCGTCATCGGACGAACAGACCGGAGGTTCTCCACCACCCGTGAAGGGTTTGTCGTAGTATGATCTGACCACCTTCCAAGCCACTATCACCCCGTCGATGGTCGGGACCGAGACCTCGCCCGTGATGGTTGGTATCTCCCACTGCGTTCCTCCTCCAGCCGGGACCTTGACCTTGTCCAACGAGAACTGGTCAATGGCCTCGCCCCCCAGGTTCGCTTCTATGACGCTCTTGATTCCGTCCATCTGTGTTGCTATCGCGAAGTTCTTTACCGTTACGAGCGCGTTCTGTTCCTTATGTTCCTGTGCCATTCTGTATTCCTCCTTTTATTTCAGACCGAGGATCGTCGGTCTGGTCTGTTCGTATGTCGATACGAGGCCCTCTGCCCATTCAGGCAGGCTGATGCCATTCACACCCCTGTGCTCCCTGACCCATGACTCAAGGGTCTTGGGATGGATGGTCTCTTTGACCATGCCGTCCAGTCCATTTTCCTTGAATAGTTCGTATGCCTCATCCCTCCTGTCCGCAAGTATCGAGGCCCTGACGTCAGTCCTCAGAGATACCGTTATCCCCCCTTCAAGTTTCATGTTCTGAATTCCCTGTTCCGTAAATGCTTCAAGCAATTGCTCTTCGAGCTTTGCTTTTTCCTCCTTGAGCATTCCCAATTGCTCTTCGAGACCGCGTCGTTTCCGCTCAAGTGCTATGAATCTGTTGATAAGTTCCTTCATTCCGAGTCCTCCTTTTTATTTTGCTTTGTTTCTCCCCTCTCCACCCACTGTGAATCTGCCCACACTGCGTTGAACTCGTCCATCAAGGCTATCATTTCCTCAGTCACCAGGCTCGGATTTTCAACCGGCGCTTTAGAGTCCTCCTTTTTATTCTGCAAGGTGGCGATCTTCTTTTCAAGAAACGCCATTGCTTTCTGCAAGTCTTTGAGTACATCGTCTTTATGCCCGGCACGACAGATATATTTCACGACGTTGCCGAGCAGGTAGTCCAGGTTCTGATCAAGTATGAAGTCCCATACTTCGATCTTCCCCCTCGTATAGTAGGCGGGGTGCTTTATGTCGTCTGTCATTGGCTCACCTCCTTCCTTGAAATTCCATGCTCCCCGCACTAGGTTGTGAAAATCGCACACGGATTTACCTGATCCCCAATGATAATTGGGGACCTCCTTAATGATGTCGTCTGTCATTTGCTCACCTCCTTGGTTTCTGTATCTAGAAGAAGTTGTTTTGTTTCCTTGCCCATTTCCTTCAATGCCCCCTTCGTTCGGTGGTAGGCAATGTTCACGTAGTCGGGGTCTTTCTCAATGCCGAGATACCTGAACCCCTCTTGTAACGCCCCGACAAGGGTTGACCCGCTTCCGCAGAAGGGATCTAAAACAACGCCATCCGGTGGAGTCACGAGCCTGCAAAGGTATCGCATGAGGGCAAGGGGCTTGACGGTACTATGGATGTTAGTTTCTTGCTTCCAGTTTTCTTCGTCTTTTATCCACGACAACAATTCTGATATGACAATGTTTGCAACGTCCGTAAAGCGGATATCCTTCTTTTGAGATATACCAGTTGTCTTTGTCGATTGGTTTGAACTCTCCGCAAACGTGGCAAGGTTTCCACCATTTACCGTTTCGCAATTCGCATCCTGAATGAATACGCTTGTGGGTGAGTGCATCAATAAGTCTAAGATTTTCGATGTCGTTATTTTGTTTATCTCCGTCAATGTGATGGATAAAGAATCCAACTGGCACCGGCCCGTTATGCCTTCGCCACACTCTCCGGTGTTCCATCGTACCGTTAATTCTGATGTAACCTTTTTTAGTAATTGAACCAGTTCCGTACTCGCGTCTTTCCATGATAAACCTCCTAAGATAGATTTATCGCAATTAAACTTTGCTGTACGTGTACTGTCAAGTCCAGCGTTGCGCTCTCGTTTCGACGCCTTAGCACAATAAAAGAAACGGGCGGCGGAACCGGAGTCGCCTTCCCAGTAGTAAGGCTTTCCAGTTTCGTTGTGACCGAACGCAACACCCTTTTGCTGTCCCTTCCAAGACCCACTCGTCGTTACCGGAAACAACCCCACCACCTCGTCACTGCCATCGTGGATAAGGTTGGCGGGGAAACGACCATTTGGTACATTTCCTTTTTTGTTTCTGTACTGTCCTTCCTTTCCCCCATTGAAAGTTCCTGAGAATTTAGGGGATTTCCTTTTAGAATCATCAAAATCGGCTGGGTTCATATCTGCTGATGTTCCCACCCTGCACCCATCAATGTTTATCGCACCTGTACCCCACTTCAACACGTTATTGGCTACCGTGCCTTCCAATGACTTCCGGGCGACAATGATAGGCTCCCATGCTGGCTTGAGAGCTGTGCCGTAACCTTCGTATTCGGAAGTACCAATGGTGTCTTTTATAATTGTATGCTCTTCAAACTCAACGCCAGTTCCTGCACTTGTATAACTTGCCCCAATTCCTTGTTTTCCTTTCACTTTTCTTGCTGTCCCAAATACTTCTCGCTCACCAATTATTTTCCTTTCATTCCCTTGCAACTTATCAACAGCCTTTCCAACATTATGAGACTTCGGGAAACCACTTCCATAAACCCACATTACGGTGTCCCTTATCTCCCACCCTGCATCTTCAATGGCAACCGCAAGACGATGGAATGTCCTTGTTCCCCCGAAGGCAAGCAGGTGACACCCCGGCTTTGCTATGCGTAACGCTTCCTGCCAAAAGACAACGCCCGGAATGCCGTGATCCCAATCCTTACCCATGAAGGAGAGTCCGTATGGCGGGTCTGTAACGATGGAGTCAATGCTGTTATCCTCTAACCCCTGCATTGCATGGAGACAGTCATCGTTGATGACGGTGTTGTAGTCCATTCCTGTCATGGTCTCTCCCCTTTGTAGCCGGTCAGGATGTCTTCAATGACGTCCTTCTTTTTCTGTAACGCTGCCCACACCTTGCCGTCCACCGTTTTGTCGGCAAGCAATGCTATGCTCACTGTCTGACGAGTTTGACCCGGACGGCGAAGCCTCGACCGGCTTTGCTCCCAGTCGCCGTAACTGAAACTGAGGCTGTAGTCGATGACGTAGCGGGCACGACTCATGTCTACACCAACCCCGCCACTTTGTATCTGTACCGCCATAACCTCACCCCCTGCTGTGCACTCCTGCCATGCCTGTAGTTCTTTCCTCGCTCCGCTGAGTTCATAGGACCTCCGCCCAAGGCTCTTTGCCACCCTGTGGACCGCTTCAAGGTCGTGAAGAAAACGGCAGAAGACCACGACGGGTTCACCTTTGTCGATGTCGTCGATGACCTCAGCTAAGAGAGTTTCCTTGCTGGCCCCCACCTGCTTGTCGTTGCCTTCGTCAGTGTGGACATACCCCGAGGTTACCTGCTGGAGCCTCAGTAGTTTGACCATTGCATTCTGTGCCGTGACCATCTCTCCCTGTACTTCTGCTATGAACGCCGTTTCAAGTATTTTGTACGTTTCCATTTCTTCTTTGGTCAGGGTACAGTACCGCTCCATAAAGACCATTTCAGGTATGTCTTTCAGGACCTCGTCCTTGCCTACAGAGAACGTGAAATTCCTGAATATCCTGTAGAACTCGTCCTGTCGCTGGTATCCCCGAACCTCATGCCCGCCGTAGCCACCCATGATGGCGTACCGCGCCCGGAAGTTGCTGAAGGACGTTCCGAAAAACGACGGGTCGAGAAACCGGGCCTGCCCGTATATGTCTAGAGGTGAGTTGTGGAGAGGTGTGCCGGATAGACATATTCGCTTCCGGGAGTTGTCCTGAAAC